TTGCCACTCGATGTACAACGGATCAGACTCACGCTTGTAAGCTGTTGCGCGAAGGGTCGCATATTGCGATTCTTCAAAATCCTTTTGCTTTAGCACAGACTCGATAGCATCTTCTTCCATGCCAAGGTTGACCATGTAGCTGCGAGTTGTGTCTGTGTGTTTTTTGCCTTTGTAAATATATGAAAACATTTAACCTCTCCGAAATGGTTCTTTAAATAGAGCTTGCTTTAATCCATGCGAACTAGCATGCGACGCATGACCTAGCCACGATTGAATATTTTGATTGATGTCCGATAGCTCAATTTCACCGCAGGCGAATTGCTTTCGGTACGTCTTTAGTTTGCTTTTAATGCGCTTAACACTGCTTTTTCTCAAAAGCCGGTGCGTGCTGTATATCCGATAACCAAGGAAGTCGAGCGAGCGACCCTTGTGTTTTGATATTGGGAACACTTGAGTTTTGTTGTTGGTTTTAAGTCTTAGATTTCGCCAGAGAAAGCTCTCGATATCCTGCCGCCACCGATGAAGCTGAGCTTTATCGTGATGAATGATCGTGAAGTCATCCATGTATCGGATGTAGTTCTTCACTTTCAACGCGTGCTTTACATAATGATCGAGCTCATTGAGATAAACATTGGCAAAGAGCTGGCTGGTTAAGTTCCCCAGCGGAATGCCGACTCCGATCGCGTCACTAGGACTATTATCTATAACGTAAAAGAGCAGGGATTTAGTGCGAGCACATTTTAATTTTGCATCGAGAATACTTTTCAGAATGTAATGATCGACACTTGAGAAATAGTGTTTGATATCCGCCTTTAGCGCATACGCCCTGCCGTGTTTATTTTCAACTCGACCAATAAAGCTCTGAGCTCTCGATGCGCCCTTGTGCGTCCCCTTGTTAGTTCTGCAAGCGTATGAGTCGTGTATGTACCGAGCATCAAACAAATGCTCAATAGCGTTGTGTATAGCTCGATGCACAACCCTATCGCGAAAGTGAGGCGCAGCAATAAGCCTGCGCTTGGGCTCAAATACATAAAAGTGTCGGTAGGGAGACATTTCATACATACCCCAGATCAGCTCATTTTGTATCTGAATAATGTTTTCTTCTAAGTTGTCAAAGAAGACGAGCGTAGAGTTGGTTTTCGTCTTTCCCTTTCGACACTGATATGCAGCGTTGAGAAGATTTTCAAAATCAAATATCTCCTCAAATGTACAGCCAACTGACGCATCAATTGGTTTTATCTGTTTTTCAGCAATAGCTGGGGCGAATACATCCTTTTCATAGTTGCACTGGCAGCACTCTGTAGAGTGGTTACTTCTGGCATTATCAAGAGCGGGACGGAAACCGATATTACTGTTCGCATTCGAGCGAGCATTATTGAGGTTGAGAGCCCCCAAACCTGCGTTCGAGCCATTGTTCCAGTTGCCACCGCGCAAGGGCGGTCGATTCCGTGCATTCATAATGCATTCGCCTGCTTTTTCATTTTTACCGAGTTAATCCATCCACCAATCATCTTTCCTATCTCAACGAGCATCTCTATCCAGATTTGATACTTCTTGATGTCTAAATATCTCAAGTCCTTTGCGAGTCGCACTCTCCTTTTTAAGATAGCAAGCTCGATATCTAAATCTGTAAGTGTGGTCTTTTTGTGATAGCGCTTAAATGCCGTAACGACGAGCCTTTGCAGTTGCAGCATTGATTGTCGAATCTCAGCACCAAGTACATGCCTCTCGTGCTTTGGGAATTGCTTTACGGCTTGGTAGCCGTAAAGCAGCATGTCGCGACATTTATCTTCGATGATTAAAGCAGTCAAGTTGACTCTCTTACTTGTTGGTTAAGGCTGAGCTATCGCTCAGCACACAAAGCTTCAGGTTGCATTACGCAAAGAAAGCGGGACGGAAACCGAAACAACTGCTCGCACCCGAGCGAGCATGACTGAGGCTGAGAGCCCCCAAACCCGCGTGCGAGCCATTGTACCAGAGGCCACCGCGCAAGGGCGGTCGCTTACCGTAGTTTCGCGCATAAATAGCACCGTTCACGCTGTTATTGTCAGCCGATTCGATAAGCAGGCGACGCAATAACTCGATAGCTTGGTACGTTGGCGACTTGGTAATTGCGGAGAACTTACTATTGTGCATGTAAGCCCCTGACGTGCCGTCATCATCTAGAGCTCCACCACGATTTTGCACTGAGTTACTCAGAACAGGAGAGCCAGAATTACCCGTCGTTTTGTTGGTCGGTGAGTCAAAAAACGCCGTGTGCGCATGCCAAGCCGCTTCACCAATCGTCGGATCGTTATCCAGCGTTGTGAAGACTTGACCGTTATCCAGCATCATCTGATCAAGCCACTCCCACACGTTTCCAGTCATATCTTGAACGCCAAAGCTAGAGTGATCGTGCGCCCAAGTATCAGGACCCTTACCTGTATCCGTTCTTGCTGTGCCTGATGCATCGCCCGGCATGCCGTTATCTGCGCGACGTGCAGTTTCGATTTTATTATCATGCGCTCGACCGTAGTTCGTATTACCACGCGGTTGAGTACCATTCGCAAATGACCACAGCGCAATAGCTGCCCACTCGTGAATCGACATCAAGTGCCAACCTGCCCCCTTGTTCTCGCAAAGGGATTTTGCCTTGTCGTAATTAACGGACGTGCGAGGCTGAGCCCCACCGACAACTGAGCAACCGCCATTCGTGCCAGCTGATGCTAGGTATTTAGCAACTAAAACCTCACTTCGAACTTTACCGCTAGACAGGAACATCGTTGCAATGCCCGTTCCGAGCTGCAAATCGACCCCGTACTTTGCAAGAATGGCGGCATTTAAATCTTCATACGTAAACTGAGGGATACGCACCATCACGTTGGGGTTGCCTTGGTCGTCAATAACAATTGTGTTTCGACCGCCAGATGCATCTTCAAGGGCTTTCTTATGCCCCTCAATAGCGTAGGTCGTTAACTCCGTCGCTTTCTGAGCAGCTTTTGTTTCAATTGCGGCAATAGACGTCTTGGCCTTGCTTTCGACCGCTGAAATAGCCGTTGCGTGTTGATTTGCGATAACTTGCGAAGCGGCCGTCTGCTGCTGCGTCGCTTTTTTTATTTCCTGCAGCTCACTTAAAATAGTAGACACTGTGTTTCTCCGGTTTTAAATGTTCAAATGGTTCGTTGTAGCTTGCAACCTACACTTTTGGGCGGTCGCAGTGTGGGAAGTTCGGAGCTTGCGGATAAGCTCGTAGCGCATTTCGATACTGACGAAGACGAGAGGCATCGAGCCCATTATCTTCCTTCTTGTTTATCTCAATGTCGATTTGAGACAACTCACCGTTGCGCCACTCTCTTTCGGATGCTGCGAGCTCATCGTCGGTTGGTGGGGGTGGGTCTACCCACACTGGCCTGCCGGATGCGCTGACACCCATCACTTTTCCGCTAGGCGGCAGCCCCAAAAAGAACTTGGCATATTCGGCAGCGGTAAGCTCAATCAAATCGGCAGGCCAGCTCCCGGCCTTTTCGTACGCCTTCTTTAGCTTGAGTGGATAAGCAGATTTTGTGCTTGGACTAAAAAACATAACTAATATCCTATGCTGATGAATGAGACGTGGCGCGGCTGTCTTGTGAAATGATGCCCAAAGGTGACACCACCAAGATCCTTACTCAGAAGCATTGGAGTTACTCCGTCATGTCCAGTGCCATTGTCGAACGTTCCCACACACACAAGATGAGAGTTAGGGTATCTAATCGGCAACGGGGTTCTCATTCCCGAACCGGGCTTTGTGTAAGCTCCTCCATACTGAATAATCAGACCGCCCAAAAAGCTTGGCAGCTTGATGTACCCACTATGCCCAAAGCTCTTTGTAGCTCCGGACGACGACTTACTGAGATAGTTACTACTGATGAAAGACTTGAGCTCTGTGATTGTCTTTCCCTTCTCCGTGTTCGTGTGGTGTATCGCAGCGCTGTATTTCGCGTTCGTGTGATTCTTCGCGGCTGTCATCACTCGCTTGCAATTTAGCGTCGTGTGCAACTTTGCCTCTCGCAAGTTCGCAGCCAAAGCACGCCAGAGCATTGAAAGGTTTACGTATTTGATTAGTCCGGAGGCTTTTGCATCAATATCAGCCGCGTCCGCTGGCTTTAAGTCATCAACCTTCTTAGATAGCGCCATGTGCTGCTTGGCTTGCTGCGTCTGCTGAGACTCACTACGACAGAAAGCAACGGCATCACTCATCATTTTTTCATCAACAGCGGATTGATGTTCATTGAGGTCTTCATAAGTCACGAACAGCGCACTTGCGTCGTAGTTGTTCGTTATGTTGTCGCCGTTAAGCGACGACACTTCGAACTTAATCCGGAGTGGGTCGGTTTTTGTTTTGTAATCGCCCAGTCCGCGAGCGTAAGCAAACACAGTTCCATCTGCGAGCGCGAAGGCGACACCCCAGATATGAAAG